GGTTGGCCCAGACCTGGTGTTCGTTGATGCTGTTGGTCTGGGTGCTGGTGTGTATGATCGCCTGATTCAGCTGGGGTACAACAACGTGATCGCCGTCATGGCGGGGGAACGTGCAGATGAGGACAAGGTGTACTACAATAAGCGGACAGAGATGTGGCACCGCATGGCCAAGTGGATACCGAACGCTGACCTGCCGAACCACCAGACTCTGAGAGACGAGCTTGTCGCGCCGGAGTATTACTACGACGCCAAGGACAAGCTCAGGCTGGAGAGCCGTGAGGACATGGAGCGTCGCGGTGTGCCGTCACCTGATGTGGCAACAGCACTGGCGATGACCTTTGCGCACCGGGTACCGGTGAGAGCACAGGACACCATGGGTGACCCGTCACTGACTGAACCGGACGTTGTATGAAAGACGATGTGAGAACCGAGGCCCAACCGGCGCACAAGATCGACATGAAGACCATTGTCGAGACGGTGACGCCGGACTTGGGGTATGAGATCACCTACCCTGCCCGCTCGATCCACGAGCGCAGCTTCATCTTGTACGATGAGGATGAGTACAGGCAGGATCAAATAACCTGAGGATAGGACTATGAGATACGTAAGATGCGTAAGAACTGAGGAACTGCACACCGCGCTGGTGAACGCCATGGGCGGAAACGATGAACAGAAGGACAAGGCTGCCGCGATGCTGCCGGAGTCAATTCTGGGTGAGCTGAGCATGTTGGCGTATGGCCCATCCAATACCGACCCGATTCAATTTCTGGACGCTGGCGGGCCAGAGCTGTCCTGCTACGGCCTGATTGATGCGGAGGCGTACACTCGTAATGTTCTGGTCACCATCACCGATCACGGCAGAGACCTGCTGGAACGCCGCCGCAAGATGGGCAGCAAGGCCAAGCAGACAGACGAACCGGTTGAGCGAATCACCGTGGCCGCGCGTGTCGATACGTATCAGTGCATGCGGTTTAATGGTGTGTACCCCAGACCCCTGGCGCTGTGGCTGAGTAAAATTGGTTGGGCGATCACTTCATTCGATTCGAACCGATCAATCACCATCGAGTCCAATGACTCATTGGCGCGACCGGTGGTTGTCACCAAAGGTGAATGGATTGTGTCCGATGGCCACGGTTCCGTCTTTTCCATTGAAGACGAGGTACTCAAGTCTGAGTATGACGCCATCACCGAGGTTGAGAAAGAGACCCGTGCCGAGAGCGCTGCATGTGGCGGGGCGCTGACATGATGGCAACATACATCTTATTTATGATTGGCGTGCTGGTATGGGTGCTGTTCTTTTTTGTTGGAGTCGATTTGGGGCTGTTGTGCAAACCATCCTGGCGCACAAGGGTGGGCGGGATACTGCAGAAGTTGTGGCTGATTGGTGTCCTGATGACAGTGTCCTCGGTGACGCCTGGCACCTATGTTACGCAATGGTATGCTTTGACCTGGCTTGGCCTGGCAACCTTCGCCGTGCTGCTATGGTGGCTGGCCATTGAACCCTGGAGTATGACCAGGTACTGGGATGAGCATGAGTAACGACCCCTACAGCATTGACCTCAGCTCGCAGCTGAACCTGCCGCAGATTCCGTTCAACCAGGGGCACATGCCACGCCTGGAGACCGAGAGCGACCGCAAGTATGACCCATACGCTGAAGACACCGGTCTGGTGACCGACCCGCGTCAGCTGCGTATCCATGCTTCGCTGGCGTTATGGGTGAAGGAGATTGGCGAGACCCTGGACAAGCACTACCCAGGCTGGGCCTGGACAGTCGAGCCGGATCAGCGCAACATGATCATCAACATCCTGAACCTGCACCTGCATGACCAGTGGGGTTACACCATTCGCCTGCAGGATGTTCAGGTTGACAGGATTCGTCGCATGGGTGTTCAGGCCGGTGGTGAGATACTGGAGCGCTTCGGACTGCCCCGGCTTGGCTACCGGCATGATCTGCTGAGCAACATAGTGAAGACCCCTGGCCGAACTGACGCCAAAGGGCGGCTGATCCCTGAATGCAGGGACAAGATGACCCGCCAGCAGCTGGAGAAAGACAGACTGCTGGGCGCAAAGTCTGAGCTGGCAACCATGATCGCAACGGAGATGCAGAAGCATGACTATGAACAGTCTCACTGAGAGCAGCGAGTCACTGCTTGAGGGTGGTCAGGCCAAGGGTGGCGCTGGCCGTAACAGCCAGCACGGCTACAACACTTCGCCCATTGATGAGCGCACCGGGGAGCCTGACTGGGGTGAGATAGCGCGCACGGCATGGGCGGCTGGTGATGAGTGGTTCAACTCTACCATGCGTCGCCGCATCGAGCGCAACCTGGCGCACTACAACATGGAACATGAGCCGGGCAGCAAGTACAACACGGACGCCTACGGCAAGCGCCCGCGCATATTCCGGCCAAAGACGCGCACCTACATTCGCAAGATCGTGGCAGCTGCCACCAAGGCGTACTTTTCCACAGCTGATGTGCTGCACACTGAGCCGTACAACGAGAGCGATGAAGGCCAGCGCCTGGCTGCAGAAGCTTACAACCTGCTGCTCAACGCCCGCCTGGATCAGGATGTTCCATGGTACGGCATCGTGAGCGCCGCGATACAGGACGCCTGTTCTACCGGCACGGTGGTAAGCTGCCAAGAGTGGGACTTGCACGAGGAGACCGTTCCGGTGGTCAACTTCGAGCGCGCGCCCGGCGGCATGAAGCCGGTCAAGGCAAGCAAGCAGGAGACGTTGCGAGACAGGCCGATGGCCCGCCTGGTGCCGCTGGAGAACATCCGTTTCGCGCCTGGTTCGGACTGGTTGGAGATTGCACAGAACTCGCCGTACATCATCGAGCAGGTGCCCTACTATTACAACGACTTGAAGTATGCGATGCGCCGCAAGGATTCCAAGGTGCCCTACTACGAGGACGCAGCCGAGCGGGTCAAGGGCAGTCTGGATACCCAGTATGACTCGATCCGGGCCAGCCGTGAGGGCAACACCAGAGACCGGTTCCACGACAGCCTGTCGGCGATCAGTGCGGATTACGGCATCGTTTGGGTGCGTCGCTGTATCGTGCGCCGTGACGGTGCCGACTGGTACTATGAGACCACAACATCTGGTGAGCTGTTGAGCAGGCCGGTGTACCTGCGTGAGGTTCACAAGATCGGGCGGCCCTATGTGATTGGCTGCATGGAGATCGAGCCTCATGTGCTGTACAAGAGCGGCACCGCCGACCTGAACCACAACCAACAGACCGAGATGAACAACCTGGCGAACAATCGCCTGGAGAATGTCCTGCTCGCGATGCAGGGGCGGTTCCTGGTTGCGCGTGGCGGCAATACGGACATCCGCTCGCTGATGCGCCTGGTGGCAGGTAGCGTCACCTTCACCAACTCCCCCAATGGCGATGTGAAAGACCTGCGCCCAGCTGATGTGACCAGCTCCAGCTATGAGGAACAGGATCGACTGAACAATGACGCCGATGAGTTGAACGGCATGTTCAGCCAGGGCACAGTGTCTGGCCAGCGGAATCTCAACGAGACCGTGGGCGGCATGCTGATGCTGTCCGAGTCCGCATCCGAGGTGATGGAGTCGCAGATCAAGACCTTTACTGAGACCTGGTACAAGCCGGTGCTGGGCCAGATGGTGGAGCTTGAGCGGCACTATGAGAGCGATGCCAGAATGATCACCATGATCGGCGAGCAGCTGGCGCGTGACTCGCTGACCGTATTCCGCGCCCTGAATGAGAGGGTGAAGGTCACGGTCAATGTTGGCTTCGGCAACCTGAATCCGATCATGCGCATTGAGAAACTGACCACCGGCATGAGCGCCATCGAGCAGCTGGCCCCAGGAACCCTGGCTGGTGCAGACAGTGCCGAGATCGCCAAGGAGATATTTGGCGCGCTGGGCTACAAGGATGGCAAACGATTCCTGCCGCACCTGGGTGAAGAGGATGGCCAGTTTGCACAGATGCAGCAGCAGATACAGGAGCTGGAGGCCCAGCTGGCAGACCAGCAGGCTGAGCGCGACAACAAGCTGCAGATCGCCGAACTCAACGGCAAGCTGCGACTGGCCGCGCAGGAGATGGCCGGGCGCTACCGCAATGAAGCCATCCAGCTGCAGAATCAGCTGAAGGCCATCGAGCTTGAGCTGAAGAAAGAGGATCGCGAGATCGAGCGCCGGAAGCTGGCGCTGCAGCGTGAGGCACTGTCCAACACCATTCTCAACACCGAGAGGGAGTTTGAGATGCAGCTGGCGCAGATGGGCATGACCCCTGCAGACATCGGGTTCCAGATCAACCCGACACAGCAGCAGCTGGCATCAGACCTGCGAGATGATGGCGGCAGTGACCCTGGTACAGCGAAGCCGGTGAACATTGATGACCGTGACCTGGACAGCCAGGTTGCCGGTGAAGCGGGCACCCTGGCCCGAGACAAGTTCGGCATGGTGCCATTCGTGGAAAGCTGAGGACTATGAGCAAATCAATACTTGATGCCCTGGAGACGGGTGACATCGTTACCATATCTGGTGTCCACAAGGCTGGACAGCCGGTGTTCTACGCTGGCATTTACAAGCGCCAGAAGGCCCCGATGGGCGCAGAGCACTATGTGGCAAGCTACATGCATGGCCTGAGCGGCAGCATGATCAGGCTGCAGCTGATACCCATTGATGAGATGCTGCGCTGGGACGTTCAGGTGATCGGCAAAGCGCCAAGCATGCGGGAGGTGGCAAGTGTCCACGGATAATCTGGAGGGCTTTCGTCATGAGCGTATTGACTCCGATCAGAAGGCCGTACTTGAGGCTGAGAAATACCTTGAGGAGACCACCAGCCCGGAGATTCTTTCGCTGATCAGAACAGGCATCGACATCCAGCGGTTCATTGCCAATGAGCCTGCTGGTCGGTATCTGATCAAGAGGATCACAGAAGACCTGCAGCGATCCATGGATGCGCTGCTGAGCGCTGAAGACCTGCACAGCGTATCGGCCAGGAAGGCGCACTTTGATTCGCGAGTATCAAGACAGCTCGTGATCTACATCAACGACATACTTGCCGAGGCCAGACAGGCTGAGGCCCAACTTGAACAAGAGGACAATCATGAGTAAGAAGAGCACCAAAGCGAAGGCGGCGGCCTCTACCGAGACCAGCTCAGAAGAAACCAAGGATGTTGCCCAGTTGACAGAAGACCGGGCCAACATCATCAGTGCTGCCCGGCGCAAGCGCCAGAGCGACATTGATGCGAGCCTGCAGGCCGCCGAGGATGACGAGATGATCAACGCCATGATGGTCGAGGCTGCTGGTGAGTCTGTCGAGACCGGGCCGGAAACCGGTGACCAGGAGTCGGTCGCCGCAGCTCGTGAGATCGAGCGAGAGCAGGCAGCCAAGGGAGACGGCAAGGATGAGGTGGAGACCGACGACGAAAATCAGCTTGACAATGAGATGGTTGATGTTAAAATCTACGGTAAGCAGTACCGCGTACCCAAGCGAGACATTGATCGGGCGGGTGGCGTGGATGCTTACCAGAAGGACAGAGCAGCCAGCATCCGTCTTACCCAGGCTTCTACCGCTGAGGCGAAGCTGAGACAGAGGCAGGCTGAGATTGAACGACGCGAGAAGGAGCTGAAGGAGCGTGAAGAGCGCCTGAAGAAGCAATCCTCGCAGTCTGGTGTCCAGAAAGCCGAGCTACCCGAGGGCGCTCAACACAACACGGATCGCACCGAGCGCATTCGTCACATCGTGGGCGGCCTTTATAGCGGCAATGAAGAGCAGGCCGAGCAGGCCATCTCTCAGCTGATGGATGACAAGCCTCATCTGTCGGTGGACGAAATTGCCAACCGGGTTGTTGCCATGCTCAAGGATTCTGAACCAGAGCCTGAGCGGCCACAGCCGTCATCTCAAGACCGCAACGCAATCCCCCCAGACATCGCGTCTGACATCAACTCAGCCATGGCCAGACACCATTCTGACCTGATGGCTGATCCAGATCAGCGCGCCCTGGCTCAGGCCAAATTCCGTGAATGGCGAGACCTGCCAGAGAATGAAGGCCGCAGCCTGGTTGACATTGCTCTGGATGCGGGGGATTACGCCAAGCGCAAGCTGGGGCTGGGTGCTCAGATCGAGCAACGCAACAGCGACAAGCGGGGGCTTCCCGCCAGAAGCAGCGCCTCTGCGGCAAGATCGCCGGAACCCGAGGAACGGGTGCCGAGCCGGTCTGAGCACGTCAAGAGATTACGCCAGCGGGCGGGACTCGAAGTCAGTTAACGCCACCCACGATTTGTGGCAGCACAAGGAGTGATCCAGTAACCTTTGTTTTAACTTACTGGAGACTGACATGTCAGGACAAGTATGGAGCGTGGATGCACTCGGGGGCTTTATGTACTCCGATGAGCTTTCCGAGACGCTACGAATCGAGCTGCTTCCGGCGGTGAAATTCCGCCAGTTCGCTGACGCCAAGGATGCGACCGAGAAAGGTCTGCATGCTGGCGAGCTGTTCAACTGGAACGTGTATTCCCGCGTGAAGCAGGGTGGCCGTCGCCTGAATGAACAGGAGAAGATGGCAACAACCAACTTCACCGTGACCCAGCAGAGCCTGGTGGTGGATGAGTATGGCAACAGCGTGCCCTACACTGGCCGACTGAACAATATGTCCAGGCAGCCGGTGCAGGAGATCATTCACAAGGTCTTGAAGATCGACGCGAAGGAGACGCTTGACGGCGCTGCTCACGCGCAGTTCAACCTGACCCCGCTGAAGATCGGCCCTGTTGGCGGCAACAGCGCCACTGACGTTGTCTTTGATGACGATGGCACCCTGGGCATCACCAACAACGTGGCCATGCGCAAGGCGCACATCCGCAGCATTGTCATCGGCATGAAAGAGCGGAACATTCCCGCCTATGCCAACGATGACTATTACTGCATCGCCTGGCCGAGCACCTACCGTGTGTTCAAGGATGATCTGGAGGCCATCTCACAGTATGTTGAGACCGGTTTCCGGCACATCATGAACGGCGAAATTGGCCGCTATGAGTCAACTCGATTTGTCGAGCAGACCCATGTTGCCAAGGGCGGCGCTGAAGATTCCACAACGTGGGACTTCCGCACCCCTGACCCGTGGAACAACGGTGCCAGTGACTGGGCGTTCTTCATGGGATCAGACACGGTGGCAGAAGCCATTGTGATCCCGGAAGAAATTCGGGGACGCATCCCGACCGACTACGGGCGTTCACGCGGTATTGCGTGGTACTACCTCGGCGGTTTCGGTATCGTCCATGGCCCCAATGGTGACGCGCTCAACCTGCGCATTGCCAAGTGGGATTCAGCAGCATAACGGAGAATCGAGATGCAAACTTATCCGACAACCTACGACGCTCCGCTGATGGTCTCAGTCACCTATGCTGGCACCCAGGACATGCCGATCCCCGCAGGGAAAACCCATGCCCGAATTGCCTACATTGGTGCTGATCAGGCAGGCGTTACCACAACGGTTGATATTGGCGGAACCAATGTTCTGGTGTTCGCCAGCACAGCCGGTGTTCGCGGCAGCGGCGCATCTGACGTGTTCGAACTGGGTACCGAGAACCATATCGGTGTCACGATCGGAGGCGGCACCAACCCCGAGGTCACCGTCGTGGTGGCGTTCTGGTAAGCTTAGGAGTATTGTCATGAAAGAATACGACATGGATTACGGCATGGGTGGCAAGAAGTCGCCCGAGTCAGGTTCCGGCAAGGACAACTTCCGTGGAGACGAAGGAACGGGCAAGACTCGCTCCGAGGTCTACGGTTCACAGATGTCTGACCCGTACCTGGAAGGTGGCAACGATCCTCACAAGAAAACCTCATCCGAGGATTTCGGCAACAGTGAGGGTGGCAGTGTCCACAAGGGCCTTGCCTGCCACAAGCCGATCACTGAAGAGCCGGAGTATCTGGGCATGGGCACCTGCGGCCCTAACCAGTTGCCGTGCGGCCCGGCCATGGGGCCTGCTGCACGCGGTCATCACTTCGGTTAATCCGACCGTTACCGGCTGGGCACTGCCTGGCCGGTCAATTTGCTGGAGCGCGTGATGAGACAGAAACACAGAGAGCATGGTACCGACGCGCTGTTGAACAGCGTGCTGATGCCATCTTATCATCGAGTGGAGGCCAAGAACCCTGACCACTACAGCTACCCTTACGGGCCTGGCAAGGTGGTCACCGTTGACGACGGCCAGCGCAACCGCAACGCCCCGAAGGCGAGCAAGCGGTATGTGGCACGGACGCACAAGGAGCTGAATGAAGCCAGATCAACGCCGGAACCCAACCAGGGTCTTTCGTTGCGCGCCCCGATGGGGGACATGAGCGGAACATTCAGCGATGACATTGATGAGTTCCAGGAGAAACACTGATGAAACTCGACACGACCAAACCCTATTCACAAATCTACGGCGTCACCAGGGCCAAATTCTTTCAGAATGGCCGCTACTTCGCTGCCACCGGCGACGAGGTGAAGGACACCGGTGATCTGACCCCCGTTGGCAATCTGGACAACCTGGCAGCCGAGCAGGCAAAAGAAGAGGCGCGCTTGCGCGGTGACGATGATCGTGACCCGGTTATCCCGCCACAGGCGACAGGTTCAGAAGCGCCGAAAGCGCCGGAACCCAGCAAGACTGAGGACGCCAACGATGTGACCCAGATGGAGGCCTACAAGGCCCGCTTGAGTCACTACCAGGGGCTGCATGTCGCCACGCTGAAGAGCGAGGCCCAGGGTGTCTACGACTACGCCATGGAGAACGGCATCGAGATTGACGAGCCGCCTCTGAAGGGCGCTGGTCTCAAAGACAGACTGGCCGACTGGCTGGCGCGTCGCGCGGTGCATAGCGCACGATAATGACCTTTCTGCAGGCGTGCCAACAGCTTGTGATGGAGGTTGGTATTGCCGGGGGAGTAGGGCCATCCACTGTCAAGAATCAGTCCGCCGAACTGGGGCGGGCTGTTTCGTATGTGGTTATCGCTTACGACTACATCAACGGCCTGTGGCCTGAGTGGGACTGGAAGTGGGTGCGCGAGACGGTCACCGCCGAGCAGGGTTCAGACCTGGCTCCTCTGCCTGGTGATGCGAACAAGCCTGTTGACGACTATGATCTTGAGTCACTCAGGGTCAGGCCGACCGGCTCCGACACGCTGGCACCTGTTCAACACATGGCGTTCCGGGATTTTGATTCCAGGTTTGGCGGCAGAACATCTACCGGGGAGAGGCCCTCATTCTGGACGGTCAGGCCGGATCGCCGCATTCAGTTCAATGTCACCCTTACCGCAGACCTGGAAGTCCGCTACGACTACTACCACAAGCCCCCAAGCCTGAAAGAGGATGACGACCTGATCCTGATTCCAACGCCGCGCCTGGTGGTGGTTCGCGCCAAGATGATCTACGCCGAGCGCGAGGACGCACCAGAGGTAATGCTTGGCAGCGGGGCCGAATATGAAGACCTGATGCAGCGCCTGGAGGGCAGATACCTGCCTGGTTCAGCTGGCGGCAGATTCCATGAACACGACCTGGCTGTTGGTCTGATGAGCGACTACAGCGCCGGGCACAACGGTCACCGGGGTGGATGATGTTACGCCTATCGCAGCGGCTACAAATGAGGCCGCAGCTACCCGGCAGAGTCAATAGCGGGGACTACTTCGGGCTTGGCGGCGGGCTGAACATCGTCGATCCGCCGGTCAGGGTCAACCCTGGCTCTTTGCTCAACGCGCTCAACTACGAACCCTTCCTGCTGGGCGGCTACCGATCCATTGGGGGCTATGAGCGATTTGATGGAAGGCGCAGCCCTGGCCGCGCCAGATTGGTCAATGTGATCATTACTGACGTGGGCAACAACGACCTTGCTGATGTGGCGCAGGTAAGTTGGAATATGGGCTTCAACAACGGGCCGGTGCTTGAGCATGCCACAGACCCAGAGGACACGATCCTCATCGACTCAGCGGGCGAGCTGCCAGAGATCGGGGAAGTGATCTTTGATCCCGATGACAACATTCGCGCCGAGGCGGGCAACCGGCTGTTGCTGGTGGGCGATAATCAGCTGATTGACATCGCTGAAGACGACAAGCAGCAGGTCGGCACCGCATGGACTGAGCTAGGGGTTCCGAACACCAGCTACGGCGATGCATCCGTTCACCCGGACGGTACCATAATGGCCATATCACAAGGCGGCCCGGTAAGGCGGGTCAGGTTTTATGATACAGCCACCGGGCAGCGACGAGACGACTGGCCGACCCTGATAAACGGCGCAAGCGGGGCAATCAGAAAGCCTTTGTGGAGTCCAGATGGGAAACGTCTGGTTGCGGCGAAACAGTTCACCCCACCAAACAGCCCAACCTTGTCGGGCTATGCGGTTCTGGATGTTGCCACAAAAAGCTGGACAACTGCGGAAAGCGGCCTTCCGTTTCATGATGATTTGACCGTCCTGGACATGTCCTGGAACCAGGACTCAAGCAGGCTTGCGGTGGTATCCAGAATTGGTGGTGGGCCGGTCACTTACCAGGTTTTTGATATTGAAAACGCTGAGGTTTTGTATACCAGTGATGCTGGAGATTACAGCAGAATTGAATGGGTAGGAGATGATTCGCTGATGGTGTTGGGCGGATCGCAGCTTATCGAGGTTCGTGACACGGTCACCGGCGCAGACCTGACAGCTGATTGGCCGACGTTCGGCGGCAGCTGGGTTCCCCAGTCGATTACTCGATGCGGAACAAGGCTTGCTGTTGTTCTGAGTGTGACAGACCCCAACCCGCAGCTGATCATTATCGACATTGCCACCAGGTCGGTGGAGTCGGGCTGGCCCAGTTTTGCTCGCGGTGGATCGCTTCTGGCCATCGTCTCGTTGGACTGGTCTGCAGCATGCAAGAAGCTCGCGGTCATCACTGTTGCAGCAACCAGTCCCCAGATTTCCTACCAGGTCATTGATGCCGCCAGCAAGATCGCTGAGAGCGGTTGGCCGAACCCGTTTATAACCAATCAGCTGGCCAACGGGATTGTTTGGCTTGATGCCCCGATAAAGGTTGTTGGCAGCAACATTACTGAAGATGTTCAGGCCGCAGAGGTCGCGTTCAGGGAATCTCTGAGGGCCTTGATCCAGCCTGTCCCTGGCAGCGGCCCGGTTCGCGGAGTGCAGGATTATGGCGATGTCGTGATCGCCTTCAGGGACGACATATCGGGCGATCGGCAACAGGTTTGGAGATCAAGTGAGCAGGGGTGGCAGCAGGTTCGGATTGATCCCTACGTCAGATTTGATAACGGTTCTATTGAGATCGCTGACGGCGACACCTTTGAGATTGTGGAAACCGGTGAGCGTTTTGTGGCCCGAAAGGTGGTCACCACAAGCGGCTTCTGGTCAAATGGATCGCAGCGCGGTTATATCGTTTATCGGAGAGAGGACGGATCAGAGTCCAGCTTTCCGTTGCCGGATGAGATAGGCATTGATCCTGAGATCGTTGGCGGCATGACAATCCAGAGCAACGGCGGTGTAGCGGCCATAGCCGACGGCGATGCTCAAGAGCACATTATTCGCGGTGGAGCTGGATTCAGGCAGAACCACATCTACAACTTTGAGGGCAAGACCCCGCAGCAGTCCCTGTACTCCATTGACGGGCGGAATTTCTGCATACGCTATGATCGTAATTTCGACATCTTTGGTGAGATCGTGATGCCGATCATTACCGGTATGCCAGAGGACACCCCGACATCCATTGCGGGCCACCATGGGATGCTGTTTCTCGGGTACCCTAACGGTTCGCTGCAGAACTCTGGTATCAACCAGCCGTTTTCATACAACATCGTGGCAGGGGCGGCTGAGCAACTGGTTGGTGATGAGATTGTGGCCCTGCTGCCGGAGATCAACGACGCCCTGCTGATTTACTCAAGAGATCGTATCGACATCCTCTACGGGCGGACACCGGATCAGTTTCAGC